AAACGTCACGTCCTCGCGCGACCACAGGAGCGGGTCGAACTCACCGGCCGAGAGGCTGGTCTGGATATTGCGAGCAACAGGCATCAGCGGAGGCCTCCGAAGCGGGCGCTCCACATCGGATCTTCATCGTCCAGAAGGGATCGTGTCGGGTCGCCCGTGGCGTCGGCCTCGGTCGCTGTGGAGAACAGCCCCCCGCGCCCGCGCTGCCCCGGTGTGCCATAGGCAATGGCACGGTGCAACTCCTCCTTGCTGGCGTTCTCTGTCACTGGCAGGGCCAGCGTTGCGGCCAGCGCCTCGATTGCAAGTGTGTGAAAGTATCCCGGCCATTGCGTCTCGGGAACCCGCGAAATGTATTCGATCACCACCTCGGTATAGTCGGCATAAATCCAGCGCCCGGAAATCTCGAAATTGAACACCTTGGGCGCGCTCAGGCTGGTGCTGTTATAGACGGCCAATGGCTTTCCGACCCGCTCGACCCGCAAGGTCGGCATAAGGAAGGCCCGCGTCCACTGGTTGATCGGCGTGCCTGATGCGTCGATCTCTAGCGCCGCTCGCTTGGTCGCAAAGCTCCAGTCATAGGAGCTTAGAAGCTGGAGTATCGTCGGCTCGTAGAGCTGGTTGACCTTCTCGGCGGTGTCGCTGTCCTCCTCGAAAGAGGAAATCGCCGGTTCGCCCAGGCGAGCCAGCGCTTGCGATGCCACCTGAACCCTGCTGTCAGCCATGCCGCCCTCCTAAGAAAATGGCCGGGGCCATGACAGCCCCGGCCCGCCCCTCGCATCTCCACACCCCAGCGGATCAGACGAAGCTCGACAGCGCCGCAACAGTGATCGCGCCGCCAGTCTTGGCCGAGACTTGCGCGTGGTAGACGTGATCGCTTGCGCGGATCGTCAGCACGTCGCCCACGTTCAGGAGGTCATAGGCCTGGTCGAAGTAGCCAGCGCCATTGACAGCCGCCCGGTTGTCGGCCCCGGAGTTGTAGCTCCACAGCTTGGGGCCCGCGCCCGAGCCGCTGTGGTTTTCCAGTGCTTGCAGGTTGAAAGCCATATCGGTTTCTCCAAGTCAGTTGCAGGAGGAGGCGAGCTGATGCTCGCCCCCTGCGATTACGCCGTTTCGCGGCAGGTGATCTCGACCACGCCGCCCGCGTCGATCTCCACAGACCCGGCCGAGAACAGCATGTTTGCCAGCCACGAGGTCTTGGTCGGAATGTAGTTGATCTCCATCCGCTGATCCATGCCGATTGCGTGGCCGATGGCCGAGCGCGCATAGGCAAAGGACGTGCGGTCCAGAGCCACGTCGATGTCAAGCCCACCCTCGGCGCGCGAGGCGATCCACTTGAAGGTCATCCCCATGAAGGAGTTGATCTCGCCGTTGACCAGGGCGCGCACCGTGTTGAAGTCCGCGCTGGTGGTCTGGGTTTCGCCCAGAAGCCCCTCGCGGCCGGGATAGGAGCCCACATAGGTGATGCTCTCGTCCTCGCCAACGCCGTTGGCACCCAGAAGGGCCGAAGCGCGGCGCAACTTGGCGACGTTCAGGTTGGTGTCGGCCCCGCCGATGGAGTTGGCAACGGTCAGGGTCGTGGTCGTGGCGTCCAGCGCGTCGATGATAAGCTGGTCCTCGCGGCGCGAAATCGCCTTGGCGATGGAGCGCGCAAGCTCCTCGCGCTCCGAGATGTTCGTTTTCGATTCATCGAACACGTCGGTGTATTCGGCTGCGTTCCAGTCCTCCAGCGTGGCGGTCACGTTGGTATGGACCAGGTTCATCGGGATCACGTCAGTCTGACGGACCCGGCGGGTGGCAAGGCCCGCGCTCAGCTTGGGGAAGCGATGCGTCGAGCCGACAACGTCGAACTTGACGCGCACCGTGTCGCGCAGCTTGCCGATATCCCCGTAGGCGATCTTCACGTCAGAATCAAAGCTGGCAATCGCGGCAACGGAAAGAGAGATGGACATTTTGTCACTCCTTCAAGGTTTCACTCGGGTTAGATCGAGGGCCTTGAGGGTCGCGGGCCTGTCGCCGAGGCCGGGTGCCGTTCCTCTTGGGTCTGCATCTTGCGCAACAATATGCCACCGACGGCCAAATATGGCAAGCGTGCAAAAAAATGCCCGGCCGGGAGGATGTGGCCGGGCAAGTCACCAGGGAGGTGTCACACAGGCTTGCGCCAGCCCGATTATAACACGCTCGATCGAACCGATCCAGTCGGGCTTGCGCTGTTTCCGAACGCCTTTTGCATCGCGCGTTGCGCTTCCGCCATGGCCGCGTCCTTTTCCGCGCCGGGAGCCATCCGACTTGCGGCCGCGTGCTTTGCATAGGCTTCCTGCGGCGTCACGCTGCCATCCGCCCCGTCGGCCGTCGGGATCGGCCGCTCGCCCAGCTCGCCGGTCAGGATGCGATGGAAGATGCGCGCCGCCTTGGCGGTCCCGACCATCTGCGCAAACTCGGCCACTTCGCCCTCGTTCTGCAAGACGCCGCGATCCGCGAGCTTCCGGGCATAGGCGCTGATCGTGTTGACGATGGTGCCAGCCTCTTTCTGCCCGACCTCCTTGACCAGCGATGCCATCTCTTGCTCGCCGCTGATCTTCACCGCGGCGTCGTCGGACAGGCCGATGGGAATGCCGCTTTCGGCCACACCGGCAAGCCCCTCGCGCATGAGCTGGGAAAACGCCTTGTCGGGAATGCGGAGCTTGTGCGCGGCCTTGCGGAAGGCATCGACATAGGGCTTCGATGCTTCGCTGTTCAGCTCGGCCGCAATGGCGTCGTCCTTGCCCTCGGCCTCGAACACATAGCCGTCGGGGCTGTCGGGCACCGCGCCCTCAAGCTTGCCATCGCCCTTGCCCTTGGTGGACAGCTCGCGCCGCGCGCCTTGGTATGCCTTGGTCAGCTTCGCCAGCGTGTCATCAGCCGAAATGCCAACCAGATGAGCGGGAAGCTCCAGCCCGTCGGGCAGCTTCCAATCGCCCTCGGCCTTGCCCTCGCCCTTGGTGGCAAAGTCCAGGATCGAGGAGTTGCCAGAGCCCTCGCCACCGTCGCCGCCTGCGCCCTGCCCTTCTCCGCTCGCGCCACCATCTCCGCCACCGTCGCCCGAACCGCCCGCGCCTTCATCGGCGGGGTTCCAGACCGGGGCGTGTTTTTGCCATGATAGCCACATCGTAGTCTCCTTCTCTGCTGGGGTATGGATTTCAGTCTTGCACGAACAGCGCGTTGACGCGCCCGTTGACGCGCTCCTTCGCTTGGCGCAGATCGGTCACGACGGGCCAATCACCGATCCGATTGCCCTCGTCATCAGCCATGAAAGCCTGCATGTCGAACTCGGCCACGGCTGCATCGAGCGCCTTGTTCAGATCGGCCAGCGCGCGCTCGATGCGCCGACGCGATCCCCGACTGACCTTGCGCCTGGTCAGCTCGCCCTTGGGCACGGTCTTTGCGGGGTCAGCTTTCTTTGCCGTCATGGGTCTTGCCCTCCTCTGCCAAGGCGATGTTGTGGACGATATCGAACACGACTTGCGCCATGCCCTCTCGGTAGAACGCGGCATCGGCCCCTTGGCCTGGCACGCACCGCGTCACATTCACATAGCGGTTATACATGTCCTCCAGCACGGCCCGCCCGGCCGGGGTTGAGAACACCACCGCGTAATGCTCGGGGTCGAGGCCCTGCTGGATCGGCGCTGCCACCTCCGTGCGACGCATCAGGTCGCGCCATGCCTCGCTGTCTGTCTGCTGAAAAAGGGCGTCAAGCCCGCTGTTGTTGGGCATTTGCCGCCGCCATCTCTGCATCCACCGCCCGTTGGGCCACGGCCGGATCGCCGCCAGCCTGGGCCGCGCCTTGTGCCGCCGCCGCCTTCATCAGCTTGGTCTTTCGCTCCGGTGTGTTGCGAACCTCAAGCGGCACGTTCATCAGATCGCCCAGCTTCGGCGCGACCTTTTCAATGTCGATCTCGAAGGCCATAAGCTGATCGCCGCCGATGGCTTTCAGCATCTCCATGAAGCGAACAATGTTCTCGACCTCATTCATCGATTGCCCGAGCGCCAAGGGCGAAGTCATTCGGACCTCAATCAGGAACTGGTCGATCTGGAGCCCTTGCGTCGGCAGGATTTGCTTGCTCTCCAGGATATCGACCACGCGCTGCACCGAGGGGATGACGAACTCGGCATAGAGACGGCCCAGCCCACCGGCCTGATCTGCCACCAGCTCGCGGGCGCGCTGCACGAACTCGGTGGCCGTGCGGATCGGCCCGGCCTCGGGCGGCAAGCTGTTATCCCCGATCACCTTGCGAATGTTCATGTGCAAGGTGTCCAGCACCAGCTCGCCAAAGTCTATCCGTTGCGGGTTGTCCAGGCGTTGCAGGCTCGGCCCCTCTGGCCCGCCATTCTTGCGCACCTTGATGATCGAATAGGGCTTGATCGATATCGGCCCGTTCACCGCCCCGTCGGTCGCGGTATAAACACCGGCCACGGCCACCGCCACCGCCCGAAGGGTCAGCTCCACGATCTTGTTGGCGGTTCTGATATCGGGCAGGGCGAACAGGATCGGCCCCCGGCCCCGGTTCTCGCCGGGCAGCTTGGAGTAGCGCGGCGTCACGAACGGTGATGTGCGGGTCTGGCGCTCCACTATCCTGGACTTGTCGGCACCGCGCGCCCAGAACACCTCGTAGCGATAGGGTCGCTCGCGGTTGTCATAGTCGCGGTAAACCACCGAGGCGAGCTTGACCATCGGCGGGTTGGGCTTCTCGGCATCGTCCTCAAGCTTCTGGGGTAAGGTCGCGTCAGGCCACTCCTGCTTGATCGCGTCGGCGCGCATCTCGTGCCAGAAGAACCACCGATCCAGCCGCCCGTTGGGCCCCTCGTAGGCGTAGAAGTGCGACAGCGGCATGGCCTGAAAAATCACCGGCTCGCCCATGAAGTCCTCGTTCGGCATGATCTTCATGCCGCCCTGCCCATAGTGCCAGTCGATATAGGTCTCGTTCGAGGCGGTCGGAAAGCCCGGCCCGTTGAACACGGCCTGAACAATGCT